ATGCAAGCAATCATATCAAGACCGGTCAGCGACCCTAAGCACGCCGATGATTATGCAAAGCTGTGCTATGAGATGGCAGACAAAATGATGAAAGCACGCGATGATAATAACGAACAAGTTTAATCTTCCAGAGACCTTCGTGAATATCATGAAGCGTCCCACCTACAGCAAGGGCAAAGCACATTTGTCTGCCACCGAGCTGATCACCGCGCCCAGACTGGTCCAATTGCGCAAGGCTCATATGGACTCACTCGAGAGTGACGTGACCGAGAATGTCTGGTCGATCTTTGGGACTGCTATCCACGGCATCCTCGAGCACGGAAAGGCCGACAACCACGTTGTGGAAGAGCGGATCACCACCACCCTTGAGGGTTGGACCATCTCTGGCGCAATCGATCTACAGATCATCAACGAAGACGGATCAGTCACGATCAATGACTACAAGACTACCGGTGCTTGGGCGGTCATGAATGAAAAGATCGACTGGGAATTGCAGCTCAACATTTATGCTTGGTTGGTCGAAAAGGTCAAGCAGATGCCCGTCCAGAAGGTCGAGATCGTGGCCATAATCCGCGATTGGAGCCGTCGGGACGCCGAATCGAGGCAAGGATACCCAGACGCCCCTATTAAGGTCATACCGATCCATCTATGGCCTTTTGAGGTCAGAGAAGCATTCATCATCGAGAGAATAAAAGAACATTCCAACGCAGAAATGGACGTTGAAATGGGCGGGAGTCTTCCACCCTGTACACCAGACCAGATGTGGGAGAAACCAACCTCTTACGCCATCATGAAAGAGGGCAACAAGCGCGCCACAAGCGTGCATACAAGCGTATTAGAGGCTCAAGAGGCCTTGACTACGGTGAAAGGAAAGGCGGAAATTGTGACGCGGCCAGGCGAGAGAACACGTTGTGAGACGTTTTGTCAGGTCAACAGTTTCTGCAATCAATATCAACAATATCTACAGGAAAAAGAATGACTGTTCATAAAAAACTGATGAATGCCAGATGCCAATTGCTACTGGCCAAGCTCGAAAAGACAGGGAAAAACAGCTTTCAGGGCTACAGGTACTTCGAACTTGGAGACTTTCTGCCGGCCGTACAGCTTATTTTCGAAAAAGTAGGGCTCTGTGGCGTCGTATCCTACGGGACTGACTTTGCCACTTTGACCATCACAGACGTGGATGACGGCACAATGGTGATTATCCAGTCACCTATGGCCACCGCCTCCCTCAAAGGCGCACATGAAATACAAAATCTGGGCGCCGTTGAAACCTACCAAAGAAGGTATTTGTGGATGACCGCGATGGAGTTGGTCGAGAATGATCCCATCGATTCAGCCCCGCCAGTGGAGCCCCCAAAGCCCGCCCAACAAGTTGCCCAACAAGTTGACAAACCCAAAAAGGTCGAAAACCCCAAACCCACAGTCTTGAAGGACTCAAAAGAGTTCCCAGGACTCAAGGATATTGGCGAAAAATACCCAATGGTTGAGTGGAAGATCAGCGTTAATCCATCGCTCGAGGGCGATGACCGGAAGAACACGGTCATAGAAGCCACCAAAATGACCGTAGAGCTTACGAAATCAGCCGAGGACGTGCAGAGTATCTACCGCGTCAACAAAACGGTTTACGAGGATTTTAAGAAGGAATACCCAACAGAATTTGCCGAATTGTTGGATTTGTTCAAGGCTAAAAAGGAGTCATTTCTATGAGTGCAGATTACCCAAACAGCGGAACGTTGTTTACCGCTAAAAAGATGTTCAACGAAAAGTCCCCGCACTTCAACGGGTACATTGATATCGATAAGGATTTATTGATGTCCCTGATCGAAAAGTCCGGCGATCAAGAGGTCAAGATCAAACTTGACGGTTGGAAGAAGAAGGACAAAGAAGGCAATCACATGGTTTCATTAAAGGTAAATACTTATGAGAAAAAGCAGCAACCCCAAGTCAGTGACCCCTGGGACAATTGAAATTAGCCCCCGAACTGCAAAGAACCTCAGAGAGACAATGCACAGACAGGAAGAGGAAATCACCGATCTGAAGCATTTATTGGACTCAAGACTTGATGAAATAGAAGATTTAAAGATAAAAATCTTGGATCAAAGGGCGGTAATCAACTATTTGGAGAACAAACTTGACAGAACCAATCCAGTTCGAGGCAATTAAAACAGCCTTAAAACAATCCAAGGATGGTTATGTACTCACACTAGCCGTGCATCCCGATGATATCCCCGACGACTTGATGCGGGATTTTGTTGGGTCACGGTATGTTGTGGTCATGGTCAGACTCGGAGATGATGAAATGCCCCTATCCAGAGAAGACGAGTTCCCAGGAGACATGGCGGTGAAGATCGCCGGTATGCTTTGCAGGGATAAGGAATTCTGGGACTGGCTCAACAAAAAAGAATGGTTGATGGATAAGAATGAGTTTGCCTGCGCAGAGTGGCTTTGCTCATACCTTGATATCGAGTCCCGCAAGGAGCTCAAGACCAACACTGAAGCAAGAGCTCTGTTTAACCAACTGCGCTCGAGCTTTGAGCATTGGAGGAAAGAATGAGACTAATCCCGTACAGTGTGTACTTACCGCCGGAATACTATGAGCAGATAAAAGAACTGGCCAAAGAGCGTAAAGCCTCTGGTCTGGTCAGGGATGCGATTTGCATGATCATGGACGGCGGTGATCAATTCAAGGCTGGGTACAACAAAGGTCTAACGGACGCCGCAAAAGTGGTTGCCAACAACAAGGAACTCAAGATGGCGGGAGGGGACTTCTTAAAAGAAATCCTCGAAAAAAGAATCAAGAAGTTGCAAAAATGAAAGATGCCCAAAGAATAGCTGTTGGCGTATCTCACATACTCAGCGATGAGATTGAAGAAAACCCAGTAGAAGTTTTTTTGGCATTTGCAGGGCTATTTTGTAGCCTTGCAATTCATTGCAACATCCCTGAAGACGACGCTATGAACCTCATCAAAAACATGTACAAAGACGTTCTAGCAGACGCCCAAAAGGAGATGCATTAATGGAAGACCGAGAAAACTTTCGAGCACTGGCGGCCATGTTCGCCTTGAGCAGACTGGCCGACAGGGTGCATTCTAGTCAACAAGTTGACGATCTTGTAAAGGATTGTGTCGTGTTGGCTGACGCGTTACTCGAGGAATTGGACCCCCAAGAGGGGATTGTGGCACTCAAGAAAAGGAAAAAGAATGTACAGGAGTAGACCGCTATTAAACGCCTGTCGCGAGTTGCCTTGTCAGCACTGTGGCACAAGTGACGGGACCGTTGTGGCGGCTCACTCCAATCAATTGAGAGACGGCAAAGGTCGCGGCCTGAAAGCTCATGACTATCGGGTTGCGTCACTCTGCTACAAGTGTCATATGGAACTAGACCAAGGCAAAGACATGTCCAAACAAGAGCGGATAGACCTCTGGGAGGAGGCCCACCGCAAGACTATTGGCTTAATGTTTGAGCAGGGATTTATCTCTGTTTCTGGGCACTAGCAACCTGATCGTTGAAAGTTTTCATTATTTGATATTTTTGAGCCTCATACTCACGAATATCTTTTAATGGAAGTTTATTCTTCAGCATGTTCTTTTTATTTTTATTCATTTCATTAATGGCGTTATTGAAATTGGACGCCGCGTTGTAAAGTTGCGCCTCTGGATGTGCGCGCATGTATTTACTTGGATCCTGGCCAGACTTTTGAATATTGGTGATTTCATTACCATATTTATTCATCAACGTGATGTTGTTGTAAAACTTGTCTTGAATGGCTGATTGGCTCTTTGCATCCCCATAGAACCGCCCTGCAAGCGGAATTCTGTAGCTGGGTACCGGTTCACTAGTAAAGGCTGATTTGGCCAGCTCGGCGGCTTTAATGGCCTCTCGAGCGGCTCCTCCACCAACTTGACCTGCGTAGTAGTCAATTTCATCCGCAGTTGGACTCCATTTGCCTTTTGTGTAATGCGTGCCCGCAGGCGAGCTGACGTAGTTTAAAAACTCAGCAATCCATTGACTAACTTGTGTTGCGTTCTCCCGGCTTCTCATGAATCCAGGTGTTGGTTTTGTGGATAAATCTTCTTTAAAGATTGGACGCCCAAATGCGTCTTTATTCATAGCCGTAGCCGCAATAGGATCGATGACGGTTGGGGACACCATTTGTAACAATGATCCACCGCCCAATGGATTAAATGAATCTACAAATAAAGTCAAAATCTGAGCTGCCGCATCAGTGAGGGGCTTACCGCCACTGATTAAATGGTTTTGACCGAGGACATATTCGGTAATAATTCGGGATAGGCCAGGAATTACATTGTATCCCGGAGGCATTGGTAGTGTTAAATACTTCTTATTTCCGATTGGAATGATGAAGTTTTTGTCTCTGACGTAGTCTGGTGGTTCGTCGGCGTCAAAGCCAGCCGCGGCCATCCATAAAGCCTGAAGAACACCAATAGCAAGACCGCCGGCAACAATTTTTCTTCCTGCTGGCCCGGCAAGCGTTTTACCAACAAGAACCGTGCCCTGTACGGCAGGATTAAAGAATGCGTATAAAGCTTGAAACAGCGGTGTCGATTGACCTTTGCGGTTAAAGTTGATGGTGATGTTTTTACCAAGACTAGCGGAGCGCTCTTCGCTTAGATTGTGATCAAGCGCGACCTTGAAGATGGACAAGCGAACCGCATTTTCCATTGCTTCGTTGTAGTCTGAAAGCGCATCAAAGATATACCTCGCCTTTTTCATGGCGGCGCCCTGAGTCTCTTCTTTCCACAATCTTTCGATAATCGTTGTGTCTTTGCCGCTGAAGTTGCCTTTTGCAAATGCCTCTCTAAACCCAGTCGTACCGCCAGCTCTACGGAACCGATCATATAAAACAGAGTATGGGTTTGTTACCGTCTTATTGTTTCTGCTTGCCCGTTCATTTTGTATGATGGCAAACATAGCAGGAAACACATGGCTTAAAACCTCTTTTTGCATTCCAGCCAAAGGCGTGTTCGTCATGTTAAACATCGCACCCTGGGTATCGCGATAAAAGTTAACAACTCCAAACACAGGATTGTATTGAGTATTAACAGACGCGATCCAACGCGTTATAAGCGCCGTCGTACCAAGCAGGCCACCCAAGGTCTGGGCGTCCAAGTTTGACATTGCCTGGGCCATTCTGATGGCTTTGGGATCCTTTGTGTTGAAGAAGATGTAACGGTCTTTACCATTAATTCGAACAGGGAAGACGTTAGGGCTACTTCTGAGGCCGGCATTGATGGTGTACCGAACTTGGCCTGTCAGCGGATCAATACTGGGGGTCTTTGGTTCTTGGATGAAGTTTTGTGCAACAGAAATGGGTAGGCCCATTGCAATAAGCTCTTGATACAAAGCCGCTTTATTCTTGACCGCATCAGGATTGACGGGCAACCAGAAGTCTGGGTTTGGGTTTTTTAAGGCTAAACCGTAGAGCGCACGACCGATGCGGGCTTTCTCGGAACGGATGACTGCGCTCTCACGTTGGATGGCGATGTTGGCTAGGATGTCTACAACGGACTTCGTAGAGCCATAAGCACGCTTTGATGCGCTTCCCTTGACTTGGAATCCTTTTCCAAGACCGGCGCCGTTATGCATGAAGTCAAGCTCTTCCTGATCCCTCATAAGTGGGATGTAATGCTTGTAGGCTCCATTCCAGTTGTCAATAGTTTGCTGGGTCTCAAGACCGCGGTCAACCAAAATCTTTTGCGTGCCCTTGATGATATCGTCAACCTTTGCGGCAATTTTTGCAAGTTGAGCCGCTTTTGTTGGATCAAGGTTTTTAAAGTAATCTCTGGCTGCTTTAGTGCCAATACCGGACCCGGGCTCATTATCGACGTCTGCAAACCTGGGATTGATCTGTGCAATGGCGTCGTTACGCTCTTCGGCATGTCGGTTATGTAAATATTGCTCAAGATCGTCAATATTGAGACGGTCTTTAATCAGGTCTCCAATGATAGGACTTAAATCTTTCTTGAGAAAATCTTTAATCTCATTGGCTGTTCTACTGTGATACAGCTCTTCCTTCATGTACGCATCAAATGTGTCGTCAATCAGCCCGGCATTCTTTGTGATAGCCGCCTGGACTTGTCTTGTATCGACATGCTTATCATGAATTTTATAATCAAGCGTGTTTATCAAATGACCAAGCTTGGTCTCAGGCGCGAGTTCCCAAGAGTTTTTAGGAGCCGGTCCGCCAAATACGTTCCTCTTGCTTGGAGGACCGGGCGGGAACATGTTGCCTTGTTGGCCTATAGGAGCGCCTCCACCTCCTTGATTGACTTGGCCTTGCCCACCAGTTTGTCCAGCTCCTGATAGAGGGAATAAGCTTCTTTGTTTCCCTCCTGTTGGTACAGTTGAAGATTGGTTGACACCCACGCCTTGAGTTGTTCCAGGTGCTTTTGAGGCTGCGGACTTGTCGTAATCTTCAAAAGACTTTGAAGTGTTTTGTGTAGTTGATTTTCCATATGCTTCCCTCATTGCAGTAAATGCAGATTCATTTCTCACCAAAATGTCCATGATGGCATCTCGGTAGTAATCCATCATACTCGCATCCGCAAGATGATTGGCAACTTTAATCATCTGCCCGTTGTGTTCAACACCGTGAGACATGCTGCCTGTATGGGCAATCTCATGAATCATTGTGTTGAGAATTGTCTCCCTAACGCCGGCCAGTGTTTTTGCGCCAAAGTCATAAAACGGATTAACAAACACGCCTTTGTATGGGACTTTGATATGAACGCCACCATACTTTTTATCGATAGAAATACCGCCGAAGAAGAGATTCTCTGGCTTGAGCATGTCATATTTGTAAATACCACTGTTAGCAAGCTCTTCTTTCATCTCAACCAATAGCGTGCCCATCTCCGCAAAAAACTTTTCTGGGTCACCGTAAGGTCTGCCAACTTCAAGATAGTCAACATTTGTGTTGTTGTGAAAGATAGGCAGCTTGGGGTCTTGTTTCATGTTAACCATGAAATCAGCCATCTTGGGCGCTTCTTTTTCAGAAGTAAAAGTTGATTCTTTTTTGTTGTCTGTTGGCTTTACCAAATCTTCGCCAGCTTTGGTTTTAACAAATCCATCGCTAACAAAGATTTCCCGCGGAACCGGAGGCAATTCAAATTTCTTTTCGTTGCCGGCGTTTCTGGTGTCAAAAGCTTTTTTAAGTTTCTTGGATGCGTCAGCAATCTCAGACCCAACCTCTAGACGGGGCATTGAAACAATACCCTTGAAGTTTTCTTGCAAGTCCTTGGCCTCATTGCCCATTGCCACTTGTTGCAGGTACTGCCCAAGGGATTTAATATCCGCCTCAATACGACCCTTAAAACGCTCGCGACTATTCTCAAACGGATAGTCTGGATGCTTTGCATCTACATCAGGCTTAACGTTGACAAGAATATCGTAAGGAATAATCTCAGATTGATTTAAAGCAAAGTCATGTCTAAATTGATAAACGCCACTAGACAGCACCTTGTGGCTGGGTCTGTTTCTGTACCCCGTAGATTCTTTTCTATCAACGCCAAAATAAACATCGGCATCACCCCATGAGAAATGCACCGTTGTTAACTTGGGCATTTTCTTGTCATCAAAGTTAACCCCAATAGGCAACGTCTCTTTGTTGCCGTCAAAGTCAACAGTTACTTCGACAGGACCAACAAGTGGCTGCTTCAATGTGTCGATGCTATCCTTGTTGTAGGGAAACCAAATATCTTTTTGATCGCCAGTTTTGGGGTCGGTATATTTCTCTGGAATCTTAACCGTTACCGATGTACCGTGCTCTATTTGCGGAGCTTTGGTTTTCTTAATGTCAAACTTACTATCAGCAATTGCTTGCGAGTCAGTATCGACGATAGTCCTAATTCCATCCCTGACGGTATCAAGTTTAAGCCTTTCAGAACCAAGCATAAATCCCATCTTGGCCAGGCCTAATCCACCACTACGTTCCTTGGGGTCGAGGTCAGACTTATCGGATCCAGCTACAGTAAAGAACGCATCTTTAACGATGCTAGGCGTCATACCGCGAGCGTTATCCGTAACCGTGATCGTTCTTTCTTTATCATTAACAACAATGTCAATCTTGCCCACGCTGACCAAGCCCAACTTGACCGCAGCCTTGGACGCATCAAAAGCGTTTTGGAGCAATTCTTTTACAGATACGTCTGCTATGTTGGCCGCATACATATTGGCGCCCAAAAGCTTAATAAGGCCGCCCATGTCTGCGTTTAACTTGCCCTTTTCTGTCCCGGTCTGTTGATCAGACGCTTTGGATGCAGCAACTTTGGGTTCGGCGCCGGGCCTAAAATTAAATGTCAATGTTTTTGCGGGGACTCGTTGATATGCCTTGGGATTCGGGGCATTGTCTGGCTTGAATTTAACGTAGTCGCCTTCGACCCCCAACACCACTCCGGGAACAGAGCCCAAGCTTGCATGGTCACCAGGTTGAAACTCTTGAGATTTTTGCTCAACAACCTCATGTATTTTGTCGTTCAAGGCCTCCATCTCGGCAGGCTTCTCTTCAACTTTTGGTTGATCAAACAGACCCTCTTGACCTTGAGCGGCTGCAATATCAGCAGGACGGTTACTACCAGTCAATGTAAAGTCTTCAACACCTTCGTCGGCTTTGGCCTTGGCCTCCGCTTCTTTATCGGCTTTTAGACGGTCTTTCTTGGCGCGTTCTGCTGCCCGGACTTCTTCAGGTGTTTGCCCTGTAAGTGCCAATTCATTCTCGCCTGCTCCAATAGCTCCCTCCTCGCGTTCGGACTCAAGTGTTCGAGCGTCGAGATCAGCCTCTCTTTGTTCATCTGCTGCTTGGTCGATGAGTTCATTGACTTCTTTCAGTGTTAAGTATTCACGGATTTGATCTTCAGCATCTTCAATTGACCCCATGAGCTGTTTGATTTCCATTTCCGCTTCATAGGTCAAATAATTCTTTGCCGACAATCTACTTTTAATTTCTTCAACAGCATCGAGCTCGTCATATGTGTCTGAGTCTGTACGCATCTTGAAGGGCAAAAATGGATCAAGGGCCCCCGAATGCACAAGACTTGATATATCAGTACCTTGCTTGCCTTTACCGGCTTTCAACATGCGATATGAGTCACCAAGATCGGCAACATTCCCGGCCGTTAAAGTACCTTTTAATGCAGTCCAAAGACTATAAGACGCACGCTTTGCTTTATTAATATCTTGTTTGTTTAACCTAACTGTTTCTTCTGCAGCCGAAATTTCTTCCGGTAGTGGTGCTGGCGTACCCTGTAATTCATCACGCTTAAACGCAGATTTGGGTTCTTTGCGCTTGATCTCACCCAACAAATCCCTGGCCTTTTCAATGTCTTTGTTTTGCTCAATGTGAGACTTATTGAGCTTCTTTTGCGCCGCTTGGATTTCTACATTTTGCTCGCCATGAGACTTTTTGCTCTTCCTGGCTTCTTTGCCGGCAACATGTTGAGTGTCCAATAAAACGCGATTTGCACCAGCATGTAAGTTTGTAAATGCATCTTTAAGATTCTTGACGTCCTGTGGCATTGACGCATGGCCCTCAAAAACCCTGAACCCTTTAGCGTTAATTGCATCGGCAAGCTTTTGCAAATACTCATTGGTCTTTGCTATTGATTCTTTTGTTCTATCGTCAAATGTACTAAGATTATCTAAACGCTTTTTATCAAGTGGATAATTTTCAAAAAGCGTGTCAAGATTGTGAGTTTCTTTGATGGGAACATTTTCTTTGGGCTTTGCTTGAGTCTCGAGTTCCGCCGTTCTAGTTCTTCGAAAATCCATATCTTGCGGAGTAGGGGGTCTGTTTTTTATGATGTTGGATAGCATCCCCTCCGCAAACCCTCTTTGACCTACATCAATGGCTCTTTGAGCAAGATCTATAGTTTCTTTATTCTCTGGACTGAGATTGTCTCTTTCTTTGAATAAAGCCTCATACATATCAGCACGAGCTTTCTCTGCCCGATCTATAAACGGCTGCGCCTGTGCTTGGGTTGCCGTTCCAACTTTGGCCATAGACTTGGCTTTATTGGCGGCATCAGCAGACTTTAAGTGATTCTCATAAGCGGCTTGGAACTCAGGCGATAGATGAGATGGGAATGTTTTAGTTTTTTCAGGTGGAGTCACCACCTCTTGCGGCTTTTCAACAGGATTAAATTTAGCTGCTTTTTCAGCCTGTTCTTTTACATAATCAACAGCTTTTGTCTGGGCCTCATCCCCAAACGTCTTGGTGGGAAACATTTTTGCAGAACCAGGAACATATTTGCCCGCATCTTTGTCAAACATGTTGGCGGTGTAACCTGTGGGCGTTTTCAGAACATGATATTCTGTGTTTTCGCCCATTGGGAAACTGGCTACTTGTTCGACTTTGGGTGGCAGCTTGGGAGTGTTTTGAGGCGCAGCAGGAACAAACGGCTTGATGGCATTATCAAAATTGTCTATTTGATTTTGATCAATTCCCAATTCAAAAAGAGCGGATCGAGTATCTTTGGATAGTTTTCCGTGTTCTTTTATTTCATCAAGAATAGCTTCTTTAATATTATTTTTTGCCTCACTTGGATCCATCTCCTTAAGGTCTTTTTCTGTCTTTATGCCAAAATCATATACAGTGTTTGCAAAACTATTAACATGATCGTCAAGTGTTTTTGGCCCTTCTGCTTTAGGTTTTTCTGCGGGAGCCTCACCAGTGAGCTCGTCCAACATGGCCTGAGTATTTTGGCTTTCAGATGGAGCGGCCTCAACACGCGGCTCAACTTGTTGGGTAGGTGGCGGAGCAGTGGGCGCCATAGCAGCAGGCGGACTTCTAACAGGCTCTTGTTGAATTAACTCTTGATTGTAAGAATTTGGATCAAGTCTACTAACAGCTTCTTTGCGAATGTTTTCAGGTGAAAATGCAATAGCATCTATATCTGCTTTAATGGCTTTTGCCAACGCAGAATTAGGCGCCACTCTTGGCTCAACTTTTTCTTTATAAAATTTGTTTGCAGCCTCAAGTCCAGTAGCTCCACCGGACATTACGCCGCCAATCATTATGGTTTGTAAAAACTGCTGTCGAAAGGCGTCGGCAAGACTCATTTCTTGATTGGTTAAACCAGCTTTAAGTTCAGCGGCATTTTGACCTAAATTGGTGGCCGTCTCAGTCGCCTGCTCAACAACTTGAGAGCCTACTTTTTCTGCAATACTAGCAAGTCTAGATGCGCCTTTGGCTGGAGCGGCAAAAGCTTTAAGGAATACAGCATTACTAACGGCCTCTGGTATGGCTTCCCAGGCGCCATACTCTACTGCGGCCTGGTTGTATTCTTTGCGGGCGCTATCCCATTCTTTTTGGCTAATTGGATGACCGTAAATTTTTACAGACTGATCATTTAATTTATCTCGAACCCTACTCAAGAAGTCATCTTTTTGCGCCCTGTAGGCAAGGGCTCCGGATGTTGCCATACCAGCCGCAGTACCAATAATTGGATTTGCGGTAGCTAATGTAGCGGCGGCATCAGCGGTAGCGCTGGCCACCATAGAGGCAAGACTAAAGCCCAAGGATTCACCGATACCCTGGAAAGACTCATAATTCTTGTCTGGCTGGCCATCGGGCCTTGTTGGCTTCATGGCTGAAATTGTTTTATCGAGCCATCCTTTGTCTTCGGGTGATTCAATATCTCCTGCGCGGACAGCTTGTAATCCTGTGGATATCACCGCTGGAACAATATTGGGCGCCTCGCTGGCGACAACTTGCGCAGCCTCTACGCCTGCTTTAATAGGAGGTCTGCCTTCTGGATTAAAGATTGGCCTAGCGCCACCAGCATTTGTATAAACTTGAGATACGGGTATGCCTTGCTCTTGTGCAATTCTTCTGGCCGCAAATTCATTGGCTGATTTTGCTTTATTTGATGGAATTAAATTCATGAGACCTTCCATAAAGGATGGCTCATATGGTTTCATTTCGCTGTAATTGCCTTGGGGCTCAACTTGTTGGGCGGTCGGAGCGGCAGTCGCCTCAACTTGTTGGGCTGGCTCCTCTTTTGGAATCAAGCTGCTCAAATTACTGGAGATAAGCTGCATCGCCTGTTCTGGCGTTGTGCCATCAGGAACCTCAAAGCGCCCTATGCGTCCATCGGGCAATTCAAATCTTGCGATTGGCATGGCTTATCCTTATTGTTCAAAGCCTAGAAATTTTACCCCAGGAGTCGTCTTTAATGCGGGTGGAACTGGCGCGGCATCAGGCGATTGTGATGTTATTAAAGGTTTTGTCGCCGCAGGACTAGACGGTCCGCCAAGCCATGACGGTAAATGCCACCCATCGTCTTGATCTTGAGATGCATCAAATGTTGGAACTGGTGCGGTAGGTACAGAAAGTTTGTATTTTGCGTAAGCCGCAACCCTATTTCTATGAATCATTGCATCATATTTATCAAACATCTCTGACCCGGGCGGGTAGGTACCCTGGGCTTTTTTCAACGCAGAATTTGCGCTCTCAGCTTCAAGCTCGGCAAGATGCATATTCTTTATGGTTTGCAATTCATTTTTATCGGGCAGGGAGGCTACTCTAGCATTATTTAGCGCAACCTCAGATGTATAGTAAGGCGCCATCGCATCAACTTTTGCCTTATTGGTATTGGCTTCAAATTGTTTAATTTTGTTGCCTTCTTGTTCAAAAGCAAGTTTAGCTTGTTCAGCTTGTGACGAATTAAGCAATTGCAAACCAGCCATGCGAAGATGTTGGGCGTTTGACGCTTGTGTGAAAGCGGAATTTTGAAGAGATTGCGCGTCTCTAACATCTCCTTTAAGCGCAGAATTCTTGGCTTGAGCTGCAAGGAATTGAGAATGATCAAGCAAATCTTGCGATTCTTGAATGGATTTTTTGCCTGCTAAATAAGCGGATACACCTTCTTGACCGCCTTTTGCTATGTTGGCCAATCCGTAGGGTGAAGTTCCACCCATCATTGCAAGACCGGCTTGCAACAAGGCCATGTTGGTGTTACTGCCTTTTCTTTCTTCAATATCAGCTTGCTTATTTTTTAGTTTTTCAATATACGGATCAAACAAGGCATTGGTTTTTGCTTGTTCTGGTGCCGCCATAGACTCAGCCGCAGACTGCAATGTTTGTGAGCGCGCTACAACATCTTCTGGTGATATTTGACTGGGGATACCCGCTTCAGTTAAAGCCTGATACCCATAGGCTGGCTCAACAAGACCTTTATCTGCATAATGCTGTTCGCCAGTAATACCGCCACCGGCCAGGCTTTGCATGTTCTGAGCAGGCAAAGCACCAATCCCTTGATCTTCTGGTAGTTGGGCAACTTGTTGACCGCCAACTTGTTGGGGAGCCTGTTGGGGAGCCTGTTGGGGCATCATCTGCGCCAAATCCTGTTGCACTACAGGAAGTTGAGCTTGACCGGACTGTTTTGCCATTGCTTCGGCGCGCATACTCTTGCGGTCTTGGCTTTCTTGAAAAGCCAGAGGGAATATATACGGGTCGCTGGCGTGCATTTTGGCGTACTGAGCCAACTGCTGATCTGACATTTTCCGCAGATTTGTGCTGATACTTTGTGGTGCAATAGACATTATGCCTCCATCTTGGCTAGAGCCAAATCAACAATACCTCTTGACCTGATGTCTTTGGTAGAACCGCCTTCTTTTGCATGCATCAATGCGGCCGCAGTCAAGCCTGCTCCAGCCACCTGAGATAGCGTGCTTGGAGGGGCCTGGTATACAGAGGCGCTTTGTTGCGTCATTGGTAGTCCTCGAATCAGATTGGACATGAAATTCATCTGCTGATACGGGAAGTTCTGAGCATTCAGGGCGTTCTGCTGATCAACATTCATCTGGTTCTGGACTTGCTGTTGTTGCTGTCCGCCAAGTTGATTTTGTAGACCGATAATACCAATATTTTGGTTGTACTGAGCATTACCCAGCGTGCCCAAGGTACTGGCCGCTGTATTGGCGGCATTCAATCCTTGAAGCCCCAGATTAGCACCAAATTGTCCTTGCTGTGCATTGAGATTGGCGGCTGATTGATTGGCGCTTTGATTGGCCAACTGCGATTGTAAATTCTGGCCAGCGCCAAGATTTTGTACGCCAAGCATTGCTTGTAGGTTTGTATTCCCTACGTTATAGCCCATATTTTGATTGGCCAACTGAGCCTGTAGGTTGGCCCCTTGTTCGGTATTAAATTGGCCTTGAGCGGTGTTGTAGGCGTTATTTAAACCTTGACCATACACGTTGGCAGAAGCCAGTTGGTTGGCTTGATTTTGTGCCGCATTCTGTACACCAAAACGTGAATTACCAAACGCCCCAGCTTGCGTTGCTTGAGCCGCATTTTGTTGAGCTTGTGCTCCCTGTTGTTGATTCAACAGCGCCATCTGAGGCGCTAAAGAATTCATCAAATACGGATTCATGTAGCTTTGTGCTACGCCCGGACTTGTGAAACTTTGAGTGCCTACGTTGCCCGGCCCCTGCATTTGATAGTTATTAAGCGTAGGTGCATTGGCTTGGCCTGCTTGATATGGGCTGTATGTGTAACTGGCATTTAAGCCGCCCATACCCGCCATACCTGCCATAGCAGAAGCATCTTGCAATTGACCTGAAGACTGCAATGCCTCGGCTGAGTTATAGGACTGCTGTTGCAAAGGCGTAAACCCAGCAACTTGTGGGCCTTGATACTGCTGATAAGGGTTGGTTTGGGGGTTTGTAAAGTACGCACCTTCACCCAACAAAGCTTGCCCGTAATCTGCTATTTCAGGCGCAAACCCTGTTTGGTATTCTGTTATTTGTGATGGTGTTGCTGATGCTGTAGTAGTCATGATCGTCCCTTATGCAGGTAAATATTGGTGTGCATTGGTGTTGGTTGCTACTGCGTTTTTACCAACCGTTTTGCGACGTGTGTTTTGAATGCGATCCATCATCTTGTAAAGCTGTCTTGCGCCAGCCTCAGTAGAGCCATTACCGAGTTCGGAAACGATCCGAGCAGGAACCACAAACTCACCGTCAGCAAGGCGAGCAGGCTCGGGATTAGTACTGCCGATAGTAGCAGGGATCGAATCCGACACGCCATCACCTGGGCCTCGTAGTAGGCGTCCGCCATCTGAGTATCCTCCTAAGTGGCCGACAGACATACCGCCTGCGGCAAGCCCCATCAAACCACCGCCTGCGGCTTGGACGCCCAAGTCGGTGTAAGTTGGTTGACCATTGCCGTCTTGGCCACCATCAGGAACCATAAGATGGCCATTGCCTGCAATATACGAACCTGTTGGGTATGTTTGACCTTTAACAACTAGTTGTCCCGATGCATTGGTTGATGGCAAACTTGCAGCGGCAGTTGTGCTTGTTCCGTAACTACTAACACCATTTTGATTTAAATAGTCTAGCGTCTTTTGACTTAATCCAGGAACGGCCTTTCCTGTGTATCCAGGATCGTAAGCCCCAATATAATCTGCCGTTGCATTGAAGTTGGGGTCGTAGTTTGGATTGGTAACATACTTTTTAGACGTAGGATCAAATATGGTTGGCTGAGAAATTGTGTATACAGGATTCTCTGCCATACCCATCACAGAAGTGTAGTAGGGTTTGAAAATCTCACCTGTGGGCGTATAAGGTACTTTTGATGCAGGTATTTTTCCTGACAACATATCCAGAATATGCTGTGTTGCTGCATCTGTGGTCGTGGCGGGAGCGGCTGGATTTGTAGCGCCCAAACTTCCACCCGCCTTGGTGTAGGCGTCTTTCATTTGCTGTAGCGACGTCCAGTTTCCTAAGAAACCTTGCGCATTGAGTGGTTGCCCGACTTGGTTGGCTCTTTGCGAAACATACCCATTTGCATCAATGAATGCGTGTGAACCACTAACACCTGAAGCAGATGTTGGGTTTGTTGTTGAATTACTGATATAGCCCGGCGTGTAATTATTCGCAGGCTGTGTCAACGTGTTGGCCATTACAGTCGTAGGACTGAACGTACTTGTTGGCGTGGTTAAAGGCGTTGTTACAGGCGTGGTTGGCGCTGAAAGTGTAGTTGGCGTTAAAGTTGTTGGGTTGGTTAAAGCTGGCGCAGTAGTCGCTGTGCTTTTGCTTGTTGAAGCCCCTCCGCCACCAGTACTTGCTGGACTTATAACAGGCGTTGCAGGTGTTGTTGTATTATTAATTGCTGCTTTTAAAGCATAGATACCACCAGGATCTACAGCGTTATAAAGGCCTTGAATTACATCTGGTTTAACGCCAATAGCCGTACCAACATCGGCAGGTTTGACGCCCCATTTATCCATGAGCGCGGCAATAGCGGCTTGTGCTTGAGTCGTGTTTCCACCATACAAATCTGTGGCCGCAGTAACCGCATTTTGAATAGCTTTATTTTTATCGGCGGCGCTGTTATTATTAAAATTGGTTATATCTGTTGCACTGGGATTTGCAATTGATTGCAATAAACCATATTCTTTTGCATTTTGAATTGCCTGTATTCCGGCTTGTTGGGGTGTTGCAGTAGAGCTCTGTGTAATAGCTTTATCAATAGCGGCTAGGCCAGGAGAAACTGGGGCGTTGGGGTCGATTCCATATACGCTTGGATTGGTGAGCGTTGTTTGTCCGTAGGCATTTTCAATTCTATTGTAGGCGGCGTCCCCCGGCGCCGCCTTTTCTGCTGATAGCACTTGTGGCGCAAGAACGCCTTGGTTGTACAGTTGCTGAGCAATTTGATTGTCTGATAGATTCATGCGTTGAAGCATACCAATAGCGTCTGCAATTTGTGTCGCGCTTGAATTTCCATTTACTGATGTTGGGTCAATAGCCTTTGCAGTTGTAGTGCTCGGTAAAGTAGAAGCTGCATTTGATGCCGCAGGCAAAGATGCTATGCCTGTAGATGTGGGGTTTGCAAGTGTTTGTACTGTTGGCCCTATGGGTTGAATACCGCTTTCAGTATTTACAGACGCACCCCCTTGTGGAACGCCCCTATCAGTGTAGGTTGGTTGGCCGTTGTCATCCTGACCGCCATCAGGAACCATAAGATGTCCATTGCCTGCAATATACGAACCATCTGACGCACCCGCCCCCGTTCCGGGTGCAGTAGAACTATCAACAAGGTTGTTTGGTTGTGCATTTTGTTGCAACACGGCAGCCGTACTGGGAACTGCCCCCAATACTGTGTTTACTTGGTTTGGATCGGCGTTGAATTGTTGTTCTGCTAATGCAACATTGGCTCCTGGATTTTGAGCAAAATAATCTTTAATCTGTTGATCTGTATATGATGTGTATTGCGGTGTTGCAGGAGTGTAGTCGGGAGCCTGAACGTAGTCTGGTTGAGAAGTGTTGGAAGCAGGAGCAACATAATAATCGGGCATCTTGAGACCACCATCCCCACCAATTCCAGTATAAGTGTCGGGAACAGCAGGAGCAGTAGAAGTGTCGGGAGCAGCAGGAGCGGCTTGTGCTTGAGCATAAGACACTTGATCTGGGGTAACACCAAACTGTTGTTCGGCGGCGGCAAGAGAGTCACCAGACAAATTATTTTGTGAAATATAGTCAGCTATTTGCTGGGGTGTGTAGTCTGAATTAACATTTCCACCGTCATCATAATGACGCACGCCACCGCCTTGTGCCAAAGCTACAAGACCGCCTGTAGCTCCTGTGGATGTCTGATACATATTACTTGGGCCTGAGAACTGATTACCGCCAAAGTATCGTATTTGTTGATTATTGGGGGCTTTGTAATTTAATGTTTGGGGTTTAGCCGCGGATTTAAGCAAAGATACAGCACCTAATCCCAAGCCTGCTTTTTCTAGCGGGGATAGACCAGCAAGACCACTTTTAATATCTTGATAAAAAGAAGTTTTACCCGCGACAGTTCCTGGTGCAGTTCCTGCGGCATCTGGCGTACCAGGAGTTGTTAGATAGTCATACATTCTACTCAATATATTACCAGAAGGCGCAGGGGCGGCTGTCAGAGGATTTGCTGTATTAGCATATTGCGCATTATCTGCAACAGCCATTTGACCCGGTGTTGAAGGGCCGGGTGGTGGAGCCGAAGGGCCGGGTTGTGGATATGCAGATCCTGGCTCTAATGTTTTAAGATCAGAAGGTAGCTCAGTACCCGTAAATGGCGCAGGAGGGGCTTCAAAATTAGCCACACTAGCCGGGACATTTACACCCGTTGGTGCTATTTGATCTACGGGAGTAGGTATTCTTTCTTCAACAGGAACATTAGCCGCATTAGGGTTTGCCTCTCCAACGCCACTTAAACTGCCCAACCCATAGCCCATTGCACCCGCAGTCAAGGCGCTACCAATATTTCCGCCATTTAACAAGTTGGTGATGCCTCCAGCCAAGCCAGCCGCGGTGGGTATACTGAATTCTGCGCCTGCTGGGCCAAGAAAATATGTAAGCGCGGCCGCCTCGGCCATTTGTCCAATAGAGCTTTTGCCCGCGCTATGTATGGCATCGGATAGTCCGTTCAGTGCATTACTAAAAATATCAGACATGGAAGTGCTCCAAGAATAGGTTTAAGTTTACCATTTACACGGCCTCTCCGCCACTAGCAGTTATTGTTAAACCCGCGCCACTTCCCTTGACTTGAATGGTCGATCCGGGCAACAAAATCTGCACTCCAGCCCATGAAAGCGTGGTGTTAGCGGCCACTGACTGGCCATAGTACAAGGCATTACTAGCCCCTGCCGTTCCTCCGTTTGGCACTAGTGACACAAAAATAGTCAAAGCACCGCTTGTTGTATTACAAATATCAATGTGTTTGACATAGGTGCGCGTATTGGCGGGTGCTGTGTAAATCGTTGTGTAGGCCGTTGTTGCCGCGGTCTGGCCCAACAAGTTGGGGGTGGTGTTTTGGTAATTTGCCATTAGACCCCCAGCCAAACCAATGTTTGGGTTGTTGAGATTTGAGCCAAAACTTCAGCATTTGAGCTGTTAATCTGGTTAAAGTACAGGCGCAGGGTGTTGGTGAGTTTATCCGTGTACTGGCGCTCGTACTCTTCTGGAGCCAAAGGCATGTTGGGGACAGCGGGGTTAAGTGGAATACTCATCTTCTGCCGTCCAGTCTCATATTGAATCTAGGCGCACCCAATTGCCACGTCGTCCCTACTTTGTTGGACTCCATCTTGAGAATCATCTGGCGGCCCCGTATGCGGGTATATACCTGCCCCGTAAACTCTTCGGTAATGTTGTACGCCGCCGTGTATGCCACGTTATTATTGTAGGTTTGGGTAACTCCCGAGCCAGAATCGGTCAAGGCGTATAAAGTCATTGTAGTGATTGGGCTAGTACCACTGGTAGAACCTGAGAAAGTGAGGTCAGGAAGTATGCGATCAATAAATACAAAGTGATCCCCATCCCCAACATCAAACTCAGAAGAAGATATATAAGCATCAATAGGTGCAGGTGTTCCTGTTTCATTGTCGTCCACGCCATCTTCTTGATTCAGTAAATAGCCGTTGTATGTTGCTGCAATGGGGTTGTTTTGAAGCGTGGTATCAAGCCAAGCCGTTCTTGCCATTGTGCCGTAATACCAGTTTTTTTCAAGATAGTTGTACACAACGTAACTATTAATCTGGTTTCCTGTGCCTGAGACATAGAACCACCAGACTTCATTGAAGCCCTCAACCGTTGAACAGTACACCTGTTCATTTTGGTAGTAGTTCATGTCTTGGAAAACAAAACGCCGCAAGTCACAACTGAGTGTCTGCGCGCGTCCATCGTACATATAGAACTTGTCTATACCCATCCAATAGATAACGCCTGAAGCCAGCACTGCCGCATTTGGCCCAATGATTGTTGTGTTCTCGCTAAGAAGTTGCACGCCCCAAACATAGGGTGGGCCAAGGTACTGCAAAGAATAAAGCGCCGCATCTGTAAACACCACAATCTCTTGCCGTGTTTGAATGGCTGTGACAATTTGCGAGCCGTGAGACAGGCGGACACTACCCGCTTGATTGGTAATATCGGGATACCAAACTACTGTACTTTGTTGGTCAGACCAACGAATAAGCATGGGGTCTAGCGTGGATGAGCCATAGTCGTTTGTACCAAATACAATGACAAAGTTAGACGAATCCGAGACTTGCAGATAGTTTTGGAAGAGCGGTACATCCATCAACAGCGAAATAGACTGCGTGCCCGATCCAGCGCTTGATGTTGATATGGGTATGCCGCCTTGAGTTAAAGACACATTAAACGCTGTTCCAAGGACGTTGACAACGTAGTAAGTGGTGTTGGTGGACAAGCCCGTTGGCAAAGCCCCAGTAGTGCCCAGTTGGATTGAACTGTTATTAGGTAAATTAACAGTGGATGTAATAAGCGCAGGGGCACCCGTAGACGAAGAATTGGTAATGGTCACCGTACCACCAGTGGTATTGAGTGCCACACCCCTGGCGCTTAGAGTAGGCGCTGTCCAGTAATAAAGCCCAGAACCCCGAGGGCCAAAGAGCAAGTTCTGGCCAAAGTTATACGCATTCCAAATCTGAAGATTGTTCTTGACGGCCTGCCCATTACCCCATGAACCGCCACCCCAAGTACCTGCACCCCAACCACTAAATGGCGTCTGGAAAGCAGGGCCAGTATTGACTTGGTATGCGGCTACAACAGCGCTCCCGCCCCCGGGTGAGCCTGATGCATCGGTTGAATTGGCTGTTGCTGTGGCGGTAAACGTGAATTGATTGGCGTTGGGTATGCTTGTGATCTGGTACTGTTGATTTAGCACGCCTGCCGTGATGTTGCCTCCCAGGCCGACTGCACCGCTGAAAGTCACAAAGTCATTGATCAAAGCCCCATGAGAGGTTGCGGCTACTGTAATAGTAGAAGAACCTGCGGTGGCTGTGAATGGGTTTGATAAAGTAACCGTTGAACGTATAGGCGTGATGTCGAAATATTGGTTACCAATCGTCAAATAGTACTTTAAATTTGTACCAAGACCGATGATATTCTGAGCTGAAAGCGTGATCCAGTTCCACAATGAACGGCAAACGCCTAAGAATGTAGCCGAAGAATACTGCGTCCAGCCACCGATTTTCTCAGGACTGCCTTGGCGAAACCTTACTTTGTCGGACTCATACCATCCACCCTCGTTTGTGTACCGAGTGTTTTCGCGGTTAACGCCGGGTTTAAAGATGATTTTTGAAAATGGCATGATCTAAGCATACTTCCTTGTGCCTGTGCGGTCAATAATAAGAGCCTGACGTCTAGGCTTTTCGCCCTCATGGTTTGGCACTGAGATGTGCGTCCACCTGTCGAACTCTCTTATACATTGGTCAAATTCTAACTGTGAGCCAATGACGGCTTGGACTACTTGGTCTGGGGTCATCCCAGGTACTCGGAGGTCAGCCGCGCATCCCAGCCTGTGTTGTGAGGTTTCTTTTGACCCTACGGCCGCATTTACTTCGGCGGATCTATAGGCCGAGTTAACCATGATCGGCACGCCGCCCAGCACGAACTTAACTTGTTCAAGAAAGTTTGCGAGACGGACGAGATTTTGTCTTTCAGATTCGTTAGGTTCATTGGAGTACTCCCTGTGATCTGTGATTGTAAGCTCTTCAAGCGAAAAATGGGCACTTAGTAGTGTAGTCATGTCGGTGTCGAGTTGTGGAGCATCGTGTCTTTGGCTTGTGATCCTGAAGATGATCCAAAGTAGAACGATAGGACTAGCATCAAAGCACCATCTAAAGTACCCAATACACGGGCAATCAGCTCACGCATAGAGGGATCAATAACGTGCGTCAATAGGAAATACTGCACTGCTGACCATGCCACCACAATCATGATGGACAACGCAGGAGGAACAAAGCTATTGGTGCTGATCTGCATCTGACGGGCGCTTGCTCGGTCTGCTACGGCCAACTTCTCGAAGTCAAGACCCATCTCTTGCGCCCGAGCTTTTAAGGCAATCTCTGCGGTTTGTAGGGACGCAATCTGGTCGGCAGTCATCTTGCCTGAGTTAATCGTATTCTGTACTTCACTAGGGTCAACCCCAATAGCTTTGGATATAGCTTCAACTGCCATACCCGCAAGTGGGCCACCAAGTGCCGTGGCCAGAGTAGGTGCGAGCGATTTAAGCCAATCCATTCTTATGCTCCTTTGAATTCTGGTAGTCTATGTGTATGGCGTACATAAGCGCGGCAAACGTGAGGAAAAGAGCAAGGATTCCTGCCATGATCGAGGCTCGGAGTTCCCATTTATTAATGAACTGACGCCTTTTGAGGGCGACAAGCTCAGTGGCTTTTTTTGTTCACGCTCGACTTTTTCACGCTCTTTTTTAACAATCTCACGCATTTCCGTGAATTTTGACCAAAGACCCGGCATTCCTACCTGATAAATAATCATCTCACGAAGATCAGTCTCCATCTGCTCAATCTGTTGTTGGCGCAAGATTCGGTTCATTGCCTCCTCATTGATGCTGACATTCTTGGGCAATGGGTTCTTCTTCGCTTCTTTTTCAGCTTCTTTGAACGACTCTTGGTGAGTAAAAAATGCACCCAAGTTCTTACCAATATCCCCTACGATATCTCCTACGTCTTTTCCGTCTTTCTTGAAATCTTGGTAGAGATCAATGCACTCACGAATCCCTGCGTGAGCCGCCTTACACGCCGCAAAGATGGTGATCGGATCCATTAGATTCCAAAGAACTTGTGGAAAAACTGCGCCGCAACTCCCGGGCCAAACATGACCAATGCCATCACGGCGTAGATCAAATACTCGATCTTGGTCATGCGCCTTTCTCCGCTTTTCAATGATGCTTCAATGTTCCTGTAACGCTCATCGCATACAGCAACGTGGACAGCTAAGTCTTTGTCAGTATCAGACATTGGGTGTCTCAGGAGTAGGTTGTTGTGCCTGTGCTTCTTTTTGCACTTCTTGAATCAACTGAAATACTTCTTGAAACGGACGGGTTCCAAGGTAAGCCATGATGTTGTTAACGAGTGTGGTTGATAGAGTAATCTTTTCCATTATGCACCCCAAGGCAAAGGCGTATTTTGCGGCGATACGGGCGGGTTTGCCATTGAATCCAGTTGTCCCTGTACACATTGCTGTGCGCTTGCAATAGCTGACTCAGGAATCCACGAAAGGACAACCGCCTCTGTCAAACTAGCATAAGGAATCACTGGGCCTACTTGGTCAGCAGAGTTGAACTGAGTGTTGCCACCGATTGAGGCGGTGTTAGTGCCATCTACGCCAGTGACTTCCCACAACACATTGACCACATAGTTGGGGTCAGGCTGTTGCAGGGTGTACATTGCTGTGATGCGAGTTGTAAAAGTGGTCATGTTAGTCCTTAAGGATGGGTTGATTTGTATGCTTCAAACTCAGCTTTGAGTTCTTGGATAGCCTTGACAAGATAAGGCACAAGGTTTTGGTTTAACGACAACATACCATCTGCGCCTTCTGCTACTTGCGCTGGCAAAACAGTTTGGTATTCTTGGGCAATAAAGCCAATGTCGTGCTTGTCATTTTCAATGTAATCAAACTCTACGGGGCGCAAAGCTTGGACAACAGCAAGACCAGACTCTAAAGACGCAACATTCTTTTTAATACGAATGTCAGAAGTGATTGACCAGTTAACAGAATTTGCGCCATTGTATGCACCTGATGTGCCGCCAATAAATGCAGTATTTGCGCCTTTACCAGTAAGATTTGCACCAACAACAACTTCATTTGTAACACTGCCCGAAGATGCCGCTGTATAAGCACCAACATAAGTAGAAGTTGAACCAGTTGTTAGTTGATTACCAGCGTAACGTCCTAAGTGAGTATTCTTTTGTCCTGTGGTTAGTTCGTAACCAGCTTGTTGTCCTATTGCTGTATTTTCACCAGTTGTATCTGCAGTTCTGTTTGAGTTATATAAAGCCTGATAGCCAACTGCCGTGTTGTTATTTGCCGTGGTGTTGGCGTAGAGGGCCTGATAACCTAAAACAGTTAATCCTGTGCCTGTTGTGTTTGTATACCCCGCCTGATACCCAACAGCAGTGTTGTTAGATGCGGTGGTGTTGGATTGGAGAGCCTTAAGGCCAACAGCTACATTTGAACCGCCAGTTGTGTTTGCAACAAGAGCGGCAGTGCCTAAAGCAACATTGTTAGTTCCAGTGGTTGTGCTTTCACCTGCTTGTGCGCCAATTAAAGTATTGTCAGTCCCACTTGTAACCAATCTTCCAGCGGAAAAACCAAAGAAAGATGAGCCATTGTTTTCAGACCCACCAACATAGGAGTACCCAGCCCTATAGCCAACAGCCGTTACATATCCTTGCGATTGATGGCTATATAAAGCCTGAGAACCTACAGCCGTAACATATAGGCCAGTAGTATTACTATACCCCGCCTGATAACCTACAGCAGTGTTGTTAGATGCTGTGGTGTTGGATTTAAGTGCGCCACCGCCCACCGCTACGTTACTTGCACCTGTGGTGTTAGACAAGCCAGCAGGATTACCACTTGCGTCAAAACCACCAACAAACGAGTTGTAATTACCTGTTGTATTTGATACGCCAGCCTGAATACCTGCAAACAAGTTTCCAGTTCCAGTGGTGTTAAGTTGCCCTGCCTGATAGCCAATCGCAGTGTTGTACGCGCCACTCGTATTAGCCGCCAAAGCACTAGCACCCACCGCAGTATTAGTAGATACAGCACTTGCACCACGGCCTACTGTAAGACCGTTAATAGACGCATCATTGGTCGTGCTAAATGTAGTGCCGTTATAAGTAATTCCTGACCCAGTAGCCAAAGCAGATGTACTAGACGCATACACTACACCGTTTGCTGTAAATGATGTCAGTCCTGTGCCGCCGTTGGTGGTCGCCAATGTGCCAGCCAAAGTTACTGCGCCAGATGTTGCTGTACTGGGTGTAAGCCCCGTAGTGCCTGCACTGAAGGTTGTAACAGCCACATCAGTTAGCGTTGTCCACTGAGGAGCGGTAGCGCCGCTGTTGACCGTCAGAATCTGTCCTGCCGTACCAATTGCCAAAGCGGCATGTGCGCTTGTTCCTTGACCATATCCAAGGGATCCTGTAGCCAAAGTTGTCTGGCCTGTGCCGCCGTTACCAACCACCAAAGTGCCTGCAAGCGTCACTGCGCCAGTGGTTGCGGTGCTTGGGGTAAGGCCAGTCGTTCCTGCGCTGAATGAAGATACGTTGACTGTTGACGTTACCTTTGCCACATCCCCAGTCACGGTGTTATAAAACACTATCGCTGTCTCGCCAGCCGCCACAGTCACACCTGTCCCACCCGATTTCTTTACTGTGATACCAAACCCGCCAGTGGTTCCGTTGGTAACAACGTATGTCTTACTTGTTGTGGGAACAATGATGTTTCTCAAAGCTGTCCGTGCGCCAGAGCAGTTCAAGACGTAGTACTGGGCTACAGCCGAGTTGGTCGCTGTGGATGTAAAGCTCGATGAGTTATTGCCGTTGCTAACCGCAAGCGTGATATCCGAGTCTTGCGTGATGTTGTTTGTACCCGCTACGGATACATCAATGAGGATCGTCAAGCCATTGTTGACATCATCGCCCCAAACACCAGACTCTGTTCCAGTAGTGGGTAGAGCTAAACCTAGTAGTGATGTATTAGTAACTGTCATGTTTTATCCTGTTGAAATCACTGTCCAATTTGGCGTTTCACTGTCGTCAATTGTTGACCAATTGGGAGTCTGTGCATCCCCGATATTCTGCCATGAAGGGTTCTGGCTGTCATCAATTAAACTCCAATAAACCGCAAACATATTGCCCACTTGACCTGATGCGTTCACCCCCGTCAACTGAGCCGTCCTTGTTCCCATCGTCACAGAACCAACCAAGCCACTTGCTCCAACACCCGTCAGAGCTATCGTGATGTTTGGCCCCACTGACCCGACATTCCCTACGGTAGTCACGCCCCTCAATGCCGCTAAAACCGATCCGACTGCGCCTGTGGCACTTGTGCCAGTCAATCCCGTGGAACTGCTGGGAGCCACCGTACCCACTGCACCTGAAGCATTATCCCCCGTCAGGCCAAAGCTCTTGGCAGGAGCTACAGAACCCACCGTCCCGCTACCTAAAACCCCTGTCAGCGCCTGTGCATTTGTGGCTATGAGCGTTCCAGCATACCCAGATGCCGTATCCCCAGTCAAGCTCACCGATACACTGAAACTAACCGATCCTACCGCCCCACTACCGCCAACCCCTGTCAGCGCCTTGGTAATGTTTGGCCCTACTGTCCCTACACTGCCTGTGGCAAATACCCCTGTATCTGCATCAGAATCTTGCGCTACGACTGTCCCTACATTTCCTACACCACCTACGCCCGTTAAAGCGATGGTGATATTGGGGCCAACTGTTCCTACATTACCCGAGGCTGGATCTCCTGTGAGCGGTAGAGTACCACCCCAAGCTCCACTACCCCAAGTGCCATAGCCCCATGTTAATGCCATACATTATGTTGTTGACAACCGCAGTAGTGCAGATGATGTCGAGTTTGAAGGCATTGTCAGTGTAAACGTACCTGCCGTAATGGTCTGTGAACCAAAGGTGTGAACGCTGACTGCCGTACCACCTTGAGTGGAGTTGTACACCAATACTGAATCAAAAGCTGTGGTTACCGTCAAAGCTGTCCATGAAAAGCTTGCAGAAGGAGTCCAATAAGCCACGCCCGCTGTTGTCGATGAGTTGGTTGCTGTAGGTGGATTTGCATTTGTAATTGTCGTGCCCCCCGCCGTATACCCCGTGCCAGAGGTATTGGTTACCTCCCCTGATGTGGCGTAAGCTGTAGTACCTGCACCCAATGAAGCAGTTGTAAAATACAACGCCGCCTTAAAGGTGTCTACCGTAGGAGCAGTTAAGCTACCTCGACTGACCAATGTAATTGTCCCAAACTGATGCCCGCCGTTTAAAAGCTGGCCCATGAAAGAAGTACACATACTCTGGGTATTTGCCATGATAAGTCCTTATAGTGAAGCTGTTTCAGCAGATGCAAAAGTTGGCATCTTTTTTAAAGTTACATGAGCAGAACGGTGAACCAACTCACCATCAAGGTAATACTCATCCCATGTTGTGTACTCAACGTCATTGTCTAAAGAGCCTGGTCTATGCTCCAACAATGAAGTATCCATGTCGCCTTTGGTGGTTGTGATAATCATACGATCCTCATTATTGCATTAGTGCTGTTTATGGCAGGCATTGTGACTGTGAACGAGTTAGCACAAGTTTTATCTGCGCCAAAATCCAATAGAAAAACTGAAGCATTATTCTGACTTGAATTGTAGATCAAAGCACCACGCGCTGTAAACGCCGCTGGGTTCCACACTGCATTTGCAAAAGACCAATAGGCCACTGTGCCACCTGTAGAACCAGACGTTGGAGTTTGATTAATTGTCAAAATCTGTCCGCCTTGCGTATAACCTGTTCCGACTACTTCCCCAACAAGTTGGGTAGAGTACTGCGTTGTGGTCGCATTCAACGTGGCCACTGACGTAAATAATGCAATTTTGAACGTGTTGGGGTTGGTGGGCCCAAAGTTGTGTAAACCTTGAGCTATTTGAACTCTGAAGCTGGTCGTAGCAGTTTGGACTATGCTCATGTAACTGCCTGCCTAAATTGTGGAGTGCGGTACGCATCCTGTCTTTCCATCCCATCTCCAAGACGTTTGGCCAAGGCAAGTGCTTCAACATACTTCTGGTTATACAAACCCATCATGTCTTGCTCACCCTTCATGAAGGTGTAAGCCTCAACCAAAGAGCCGTACAAAAGCACGGTATCAAAATTGTTTCCAAGCCAACTTGTGCCATCTGCCGTTTGTGAAATGGACACGGGATAGTAGTAATAGTGGAGCTCGGAATAGTAATTGGTGTCAGGTGTTGGCCCCATAATTACAGACAAATTGGTCGTTATCACACTTGATACAACTGTTGGGCCAAACAATGCGTAGTATTGTGGCGTGCCGTAAGCAATGGGGTTGCCGTAGACTTCACGAATGAAGTTAACGTCTTTGTTGAGTAAAAATGAATAGTTGCCTTGGAATGTTATTGTGCCAGAGACTGTGGCCGTATTTGGTAAATTTAAAGTAACAACAAGTCCATTAAGGCTAACAACAAGGGCTCCTGGCGCAATACCTGTCCCAGAAGCAATCTGTCCCGGGATAATATTTGAGCTGGATCCAACCGTGATGGTATAAGCGCCTGAAGTACCTGTGGCTGTTGTAGAAGCATTTTCATAAATAGCCAGTGAGTACGGAGCCAAAAAGTCAGAAGGGAGCGCCAAATATTGATTGTATGGCGTAATTGACCCTACCACATTTTTACGCAAGGACGGGAACTGGATTGAGTTAAAAATCCGTTGCTCAGCTTGTTCAACAAACGTAGGAATATCCGCCACGAAAGTAGTTTCGTAGTTTTGCGTATAGTCCTGAATCAGTTGTTTAAGCTGAGTGTAGTTCATGCCATTGGGCCTCTGGCCATCACGCCTTTAATTGCCGCGCCTGTACCACGAATCTTGATGCCTTCAGTCTCAACGCGGTCATCCATCGTAATGGACACACCCATCAAAGGCACCCAGTTCTTTTTCTTTTGGAACTCTGGCTCTGTAAATGCAGCTTCAGGACCGACTTTGCGGCCTTTCATGTCATGAGGTTTTGCATACTCATCAGCAGGGCCGTTGGTTACGTCGTGAGCGCGGTGAATAGCAGGGCTATTCTTTTTGGTTGGTTTAACTTGGGTCTTCATTACTTACTCCCAGGTTTTTGGTTGTGAGCACGGGCCAGATTGCGACCAACAGCACGCATATCTTTGCCTGTTGGGCCACCCTTTTTCAACTTGGACAAGTTGGTTTTCTTCCCGGGGTGCTCTTGCTTATCATGCATCGAAAAAGCCTTTTTAATGAGCTTTTTGTCTTCTTTAATGTCGTCGTGTTTCATTCTAAACTCCTACGTTGTGACTATCGTAACTGTACCAATTTGTACCTGTAGAAGCAAATCATTTTGAGTCAAAGGAACATCAAATTGACTAGCACCACCCACAGGGTTCCAGCCCCACTGAAATACTCGACTGCCTTCTCCAATGCTACCATCGGCAAGTTGGCCTGATGCGTAGTAACTGAGGTCCGGACGGGGGTCTCTGACGCCCTGTGGATCATCTACAGGGTACATTCCAAGCTGTAACTGCGGTTGATCGGGGTCCCAACAAGTTGGGCACACCAACAAGTTGTAAACCTTCGTCTTTATGATCTCTTTTTTGAGTTCTGTGAGCTTAAACCTGAATCCGCACCGATCACATTCACTTATGCTATTTTTACCAGAAGAGAATCGGTTACCCATTATGAATATCCCCCACCAATGTACATTCTGCGAGGCACAAACCTTACCGCAGCCTTTTCATGGTCTTCTCCAGCGGCCAATTCCCAGGCTTCGTCGTACTGAGCCTTCAAAACTTGCAGTCTTTCAAGCGCACCTGGCACTTTTAAAGCCATATAGTAGGACAAACCAGCCACTAAACAAGGAACAAACCTAAAAGGCACGTCTGGAATGTTAGTTCCACCGCCAGCATCTTGCATTCTGCGCATTCTCCAGTACACAAGCTGGTATGTATTGGCTCCATCAGGTGTTGGCCACACAGTTACGCTGTTCTTTTGACTCAAAAGTACTGCAATTCCAACGCTATGGGTGGCCGCAGTGGTGTTTCCCTGACCTCTGGTGCAGTTTAAGATGTAAGCTGGGCTGCCGTTTGCCGCGGCTTGGAGTTCGTTGTACCCAATTAACTCATTATCAAGAGTAATAAACCCTGCATTTGGCAATCCGGCCAGTGTGCTAACGGCTATCTGGGTGTCACTAGTGCCAACAGCAGAATAAACAGTCACTCCTGTGGGCTGCGTATTGGCTGTCAGGCGTTGAATCCACAATTGGATAGGGCGTCCTTGTATCAACTTGTTGGGGATCGTTGCATAAGTAGACACACTGATGCGCGTAATCGTTAAATCGGCCTGATTACTGGGCTGATTTTGTTGTGTCCTGATAACGTGTTCAAGTAAATCTACAGTATCGTCTGGCAAAACGTATGTTGGCTGACCTTGGACCAAGGTAATGACGTCTTGCTCAAACGTCCACATGTTAATACCGCGATTTGCCCAGTCTGCAAACAGCAAATTCATCGACCGGCGTGCTGTTTTAATATCATATCCAGTGCGGGATTCACCCCCACAACGCTCAAAAGCCTCCTCGACCAACTCGGGAAGCTGTAGATTAAACGCCGCTACACCAGATGTTTGTGACATTATTTAACCGCTCTCATGTTGTCAACCAAATTTGGATATGGCCGACCTGCCTTTTTAGCCATAGCTTTAGCTGCGGCTTTTTTGGATGGCGTTAGTTTCTTGGGTTTGCCTAAACCTTTTGGTCTTGGCTTATCCCAGACTTCGCCGCCTTTTTTATAGACTGATACATCGTTTGGATTGTCCTTGCGATGTATCGTCTTTCTGCCGGGCATTTTGGATGGGTTGATATCACCCATACCGCGGCTGGCCATCATTTTTTGTGCATCCCGCCGCCACACATCACAATCGTACCTTTGGTATGACCGCGTTCAGCGCACCCATCAGCACGATTATGCGCGGATCCACCTTTTTTCATACCGCCCGGACGAGCCGCCGCCATCATGGGGGCAACAGGCATACGTGCGCCCATTGGGCGTGTCATTGGTCTAGCCATTGGCATCATAGGCATGGTGTGCTCCTAGTGGTGTTTTTGGTGCTTGTGCAAATGCTCAATCTCGTGGTGGTGCAACTTGTGCCCTGCCGCGTGCTCTTTGTAGTGCTCTGAGTGGTGCGTATGCCCACCTGCGTGATGCTCCTTCATGTGGTGCACATGGTGTTTGTGCTCATGGGGATGCTCGTGTCCGGCAGGATGAACGTGCTCGTGATGTTCTGGATGATGGTGTTTCATGTTGATCTCACTTTTTGTGATGGGTTTTGCCGCCGCGTTTCATAGCAGGGCCTTTAACATTAACCAACGGGCCATTACCAATGGTGTTGCCCTTCATTTTGGGCTCCATAGCGCGTGTGTGACCACGCTCTTGAACTTTATGTTCGCCGTGGGCTTTGTTGCCGCCTTCTTTGACTCTGGCCATTTTGGCTGTTGTCAAGCCTTTTTTCTCATCATCGCCGTGCATACCCGTAGTCATGCCGCCAGAAGCCATTTTCTTAACATGACCACCATGCTTCATCGCCTCTTGTAGGTGATGATGCGCCATGTGCATATGATGTTCGTGCATTTCGTTCTTCATAGATCCACCTTCTTTAAAAGTTTTGCCTTTATCGGCGTTGCTAAAATCCTGCCCCACCGATTGTGGAACACCTACCTTCTTTGCAAACGCCTTGTTATGGGCAATTGCTTCCATAAATTTGTGTTGTTTTGCGCTAGTACTAGGCATTATCTCATCCTGCCTTTTGTAAACCCTTTGGTGGCTATACCATCAGCACGTTTTGATGCT